AACATATTGAAGAAAATTGTGAGTGTTTGAACAAATAGTTTTATATTTATATATAACTAAATAAAGGAGTTATAATGGCAAAAAAGTCAAAAGAAATAAAATTCACACAACAAGAGATAGATTCATTAATGAACTTGAAACAATCATATGCTAATGTTGAGTTATCATTGGGTAAATTAGAAGTAGCCCGTATGCAAACTGAACAACGATTAGAAAAGATTGAAAATGATAAACTTCGTTTAGAGAATACATATGTAGAAATACAAGCAAATGAAGCTCAAATTGTCGGTGAATTGACTGAAAAGTATGGTGTTGGTAATTTAGACATCAATACTGGTAAATTTACACCAGAAAAGTAGTTTATTTTACATAACCGATACATTTTGGGATTACAGAATTATATTTATTAGAGTATAAATTATCATTAAGATAATAAATTAACGGGAGAAAAAAAATGGCCGAACGTATAGTAAGCCCTGGTGTATTCACCAGAGAAAAAGATTTATCATTCTTACCTGAGGGAATTAGCGAAATTGGAGCAGCATTAATAGGACCAACAGAAATGGGTCCAGCATTCGTTCCAACTGCAGTTAGAAACTTAGGTGAATTTGAACAAATTTTCGGAAAAGAAAATCAAGATTTTTATGTTCCTTTCACTGCAAAACAATATTTAAGAAGTGCAGGAACGGTAACAATCGTGAGAGTTTTACATTTAGGGGGATACCAAAACGATAGTCTTGTATTGTGTATCAGTAGTTCAGCAGGACATAAAGTAGCTGCAGTTCTAAAACCTTCACGAGGCGCAACAGATATAGGCGCAGCTTCTGCGTTTTCAGCACCATTAAGTGCTTCAATATTAACAACAGCAATTTCAGCTAGTGCATTTACATTGGAAACAGCCGCTAACACCACAGGTGCTAAGACAGCTTTTGCATTGTCATTTGATTCAAGCTCAGCAAACTACATTACAAAAGTATTTAGTGAAAATCCACAAGATACAAATCAACCACTTTATGTGTATTCTAATTTCCAAAACACACAAAACTTATTTACATCTACTGGTTCACACGTAGCAGATGTAGTAACGGTTGCGAGTAGTAGTGTAGCTGATAAAACTACTGAGGGATTATTTAATTATGATTACAAAGTAGCAACTACACCTTCAATACAATCACAATTGGTAAATAGTGCGAGAACAAGTTTATTTAAAGTAAACACACAATCACACGGAACTAATATGAATTCCAAGTATCGTATCGGTATATCAAATGTTAAACCAGCAACTGATGTAGCAGGTAGTGATTATGGTTCATTTAGTTTACAAGTTATCATAAATAATCCAGGTCAAAATGACAATGGAGTAATTTTAGAAAACTTTGACAACTTGAATTTAGATGAAGATTCATCAAATTACCTACCATTAAGAGTCGGTGACAGATATATTACAATAGATTCAAGTGGTAAATTAACCAACAATGGTGATTATCCAAATCAATCACAATATATTTACATTAGTGATTATAGCACTCTAACAGGTATACCAGAGGAATTAGTTCCTATGGGATTTGCAGCACCAATACAACCACACTTTCTTGATTTATCAACATCTATACCGAGTGGAAGTACAGTAGCAGCATCATTTCCAAGTGCTTCATATCTTGGAACAACAAGTGACGCAACAGGTCGTGGACAATTAAATAGTCGTGGTCAATTTGACCAAAATTCATACTATGGATTTGACTTTAATAGTAAAGATAGTCAACAATATTTGAAACCATTACCAACAAGTGCAGTAGCAGGAAATAATATTACGATGAGTTTAGAAGATTGTTTTGGACATTCAGACGCTTCAACATTAGGAACAACACACGCTAGTGGAACACAAAACTTAGCATTAGGAGTTGCAGATTACAGACAATTAAAGTTCGCAGTTCCTTTCCAAGAAGGTTATGATGGTTCAAATCCAGCACTGGAAAACAAAACTGGAACAGACATTGTAGCAGCAAATACACAAGGTTTTGATATGACTAATTCACTATCAAGTGGTTCAGTAGCATTCAAAAGAGCACTCAACGCAGTATCAAATCCAGACGAATTTGATATTAACTTGTTGGCAATTCCAGGTGTTATTCACCAATTACACTCAAGTGTAACAAATCACGCAATTGATAAAATTGAAGACAGAGCAGACGCTTTCTTCATAATGGATGGTTCATCTTACGGAAGAACAATTCAAGGAGCAATTGATGATGTAAAGACATTAGATACTAATTATGTCGGAACATACTATCCGTGGGTTAAAATACTTGATGAAGTAAAAGGTAAACCAACTTGGGTTCCACCTTCAGTAGTATTGCCAGGTGTTTATTCCAACAATGATAGAATTGGACAAGAATGGTTCGCACCAGCAGGTCTAAATCGTGGTGGATTAACAGAAGTGTTAGAAGCACAAACAAGACTAACCAACTTAGAAAGAGATGATTTATACGAAAATCGTATTAATCCTATCGCAACTTTCCCAGGTCAAGGTGTGGTCGTGTTTGGACAGAAAACATTACAAGGTAAACCAAGTGCACTAGACAGAATTAATGTAAGAAGATTGTTGATTAACTTAAGAAAGTTCATCGCATCATCTTCAAGATTCTTAGTGTTTGAACAAAATACAACAGCTTTAAGAAATCGTTTCTTAAATATTGTAAATCCATATATGGAAGAAGTTCAAGCAAACTCAGGATTAACAGCGTTTAGGGTGGTAATGGACGATAGTAATAATACTCCAGATGTTGTGGATAGAAACCAATTAGTTGGTCAGATATTCATACAACCAACCAGAACAGCTGAGTTCATAGTCTTAGATTTCGTAGTTCAACCAACAGGTGCAGCATTTGCAGACTAGGTTAGATTAAAAAATCAACACAAGATAAGAAAAACCCCCAAGAAATTGGGGGTTTTTTGTGTAATGGAAACAAAGAAAATCTGCAGATGATTTACTCCAAATCATCAAAGGTTGTTTCTAATATCGTGAAACACTACATAACCCAATTCGGTTCCAAATTATCGTAGTCACCGAAAACCCACGAATCTAATTACTTAGGATAAATAGCAAATGTATCAGCGTATTCAGCCAAACAATAACCTTGAGCTCTTACATAGCCGTAATGTGTTTTACTACAACCCCTATACTTAATTCTAAAATTACCAGTCATCATCATTTCTCTAATAACTGCATTATATCTTACTCTCATAGGAATACCTTTATAAAGAGCAACTTCACCAGGAGTAGTATTATTATAATCTTCAAGATTTAATCTTGGTTGATTCTGATTAGCTTCATACAATTCCATAGGATTGTGTGCATATTGATACACATCAAATGTTACGCTAGTGTGGGCTTGAACACCACCTTTTAATTCAAAAGTTCTGGGAACTTGCGTATCAGCAAAATCTCTCATATAAATACCCTCGGTATCAGTTGTAATCGTTTCATTAGTTTCAATCATATTTTTTCCTTTTCTCATTATCATTACACTATAATATAGTAAATCTTTTCATTAATGTCAAGCTTTTTCTTAATTATTTTTATTGTTCTAAACTATCTAACCACTCTTCAATCTCGTCGTGAGTCATTCTGCCGTCTTCTTCAAGATTTTCTCTCATCTCAGCTCTCGTTTGTGGTCTTCCAAAATTATAAACTGGCTCAGTATTCTCTTGATTAGCATCGTAGTCAAGTTGATTCTGAACTTGTAAAAACATCTCTGGGTTCATCATAATTATATTATCCTTTCGTTAATCATTACATACAAATATACGCATTACATACATCAATGTCAAGCTTTTTCTTATAAAACTTCAATAAAACTTCCAAAAGTATATCATATTAGGTATTCACTTTTTTTCATTTTCTTATATTTATTACTGAATACGAAAACTTATAGGAGAATTAAAGTGGCATTTGCAGACCCAAACGAAATATTTTTTACGCCGTTTGAACCTAAAATGAAAAATAGGTTTATTATGGAAATAGACGGAATACCAGCATATCTGGTTAAAACAATGGCAAGACCATCAGTAGTGTTTGAGGCAGTTACATTAGACCATATCAATGTAAAACGATATGTTAAAGGTAAAGCACAATGGCAACCGATTACAGTTACTTTATATGACCCAATCGTTCCATCAGGAGCACAAGCAGTAAATGAGTGGATTAAAGTTCATCACGAAGCAGTAACAGGTGTTGACGGATACTCATCAGAATATAAAAAAGACATTACTTTCAATCTATTAAGTCCTAACGGAGAAAAGATTGAACAATGGATAATCAAAGGTGCATTTATAACAACAGCTAATTTCCAAGACTTAGATTTCGCATCTGATGAAGTTCTTGACATTGAACTACAAATGCAATACGATTACGCTATACTAGAATTCTAACGGAGAAAAATTATGTGGGAAGTTTTTAAAGATGAAAATGATTACAATGAGAAATCAATAATTGGTTTCGCATCATTTGCAGTAATGACTCTATTCGCAGTTGTTGATTTAGCAACAGGAATATGGGGACAAGATTTAGTTATAAATGATATGGTATACAATTCGTTTGTATTCGTAACATTAGGTTCTTTCGGTATCGCAGGTGCTGAAAAGATAATGAAAAAATAATAAGTTATTAATCTTAATTAATCAAGGAGTAAAACAAAATGGCTGAAAATCAGTACGGATTTCCTACTGAAGTTCTATCTTTACCATCACAGGGATTATTATACCCTGAAGATAGTCCTTTGCGTAGTGGAACAATCGATGTCAAATATATGACAGCAAAAGAGGAAGATATCTTAACTTCCACAAATCTAATCAATCAAGGTGTAGTGATTACTAAATTGTTAGAAAGTGTAATCGCAGACCCAAAAGTTAAATTAAACGATATACTAATCGGTGATAAAAATTCACTTATGGTTGGAACTCGTATTTTAGGATACGGTAAAGATTATGAAGTAGTGATTACTGACCCAGATACAGATGAGCAAGTAGAATATGTGGTTGATTTAACCAAATTAGAAAACAAACCAATTGATAAATCATTATATGAAAATGGAAATAATTTTATATTTGACTTACCTAATAGCAAAAGAGTTATTGGATTTAAACTATTGACTAACGGTGATGAAAGAGAAATAGACGAAACTCTTAAAGACTATGAAAAAGTTGAAAAACTTACAGGAGTTTCATACAATCTAACAACAAGGTTAAAGCATCAAATCGTGTCCATTGATGACAACACCGAACAAAAAGAAATTGATAATTTCGTAGACAATGAATTCTTAGCACTCGATACAAGAGCGTTTAGAACACATTTAGAAAAAATCACACCCGACATTGAGTTGAAGTTTGACTACACGAGTCAAACAGGGAATCTACACAAAATAGATGTTCCACTCGGGATTAACTTTTTTTGGCCAGCCGCCGAGTAATAGGGCGGCCATACACGAAGAACTCTTCAACATCGCATATTATGGGAATGGGTTCACTCACAACGAACTCTACAATATGCCAATACCTTTAAGAAGGTTCTATGCTCAGAAACTCGTAGAAGCCAAAAACAAAGAAGCTGACCAAATCAAAAAGTCCAGTCAAACAGATTCTAATCAAATACAACGACCAAACATACAAAAATCTTAAAACTTGATATTTATTAGTAAGGAAAATACTATGAACAGAAAATTTGTAAAAGAAAATAAAAAAGTATTGAGAGAATTTCTCTCAAATATAGTCGCTGCTGCACTTGGTGCAAAAGGGTTAAGAGATATCGACAAAGTCATTGACGCAAATCCTGAACTCAAACAAAGAAAAGCAGAGATAAATAAAAATGCACAAGAATTAACTACAAGAATTAAAAAATTTATTGCAGCTAATCCAGAAGACGCAGCAAAATTAAAAAAGAAATACTCTTATTATCTAAAAAGATATAAGTAAAAAGTAAAAATCAAGGTTCCACTCAGTTTAAATCATAACAGGTAAAATATTGGCGGACAAAGTAAAAGAACAAAATCAAGTTAATCAAGGTAAAGAAGAACAATCTTCCATTGAGAAAGAGATTAATAAAGACCTGAAAGCTAGAATAGCCCTACTAAAAGGTGTCGGAGATGCTAATTCAGATGTTGTTGATGGTATCTTTGATATGGCTAAAAATTTAGAAAAGAATTTTGTTAGTCTTGCAGGTAAAATACCAGTCGTTGGTAAATCAATAGAAAAAAATCTTAACGCAGAAATAAAAAAAACGGGTGGTTTACAAGCACAAGTCGGTAAGTATCTTGCAGATAATATAGTAGCTCAAACAAAGTTCGGTGCTGCTTTTAAATTTTTATTAGGACCAGGTGGTGCATTTTTAGCAATTCTGGTTTCAATCGCTGCACTTATTAGAAATATTAGAAAAGCAGCTAGAGATTTGGGGCAAGATTTAAACGTTTCTACCAAACAAGCTATGAAGATGTTACCTGCTTTGAAAATGCAAGAAATGAAATTCAAAGCTATCGGGTTAGATAGTGCTAAAATCAGAACCACACTATCAGCTATCGCAGATGAATTTGGTTCATTGGAAAATGTAACTGCAAAAAATGCAGCACATATTTCTAAAATGGCACAGAACTTGGGAACAAGTGGTAAAGAAGTAGTTCAATTCAATAAAGTAATGATGGAATTAACAGGTGCTTCATTTGACACCGCAACCAATATGGCGCAAACAGCTGCCAATATGGCGAAAGCGGCAGGTGTTGGAACTGGTAGAGTATTGAGTGATATGGCTACAAACGCAGAGTCATTTGCAAAATTCTCAATGGATGGTGCTAATGGTATGGCCAAAGCAGCCATTGAAGCTGCAAAGATTGGTGGTAGTTTATCGACAATATTAACCATAGCAGACAAAGTATTAGATTTTGAATCCAGTATAACTGCACAATTCAAAGCACAAGTATTAACTGGTAAAAATATAAATCTTGAAAAAGCAAGACAATTATCATTAGAGGGTGATATCGCAGGATTAACTACTGAAATACAACGTGTAATTGGTGGTTTAGGTAATTTACAATCAATGAATGTAATTCAAAGGCAGTCAATTGCAGACACACTCGGTATATCGGTTAGAGAATTACAAAGAATTGCGGCTGGGGAAGAACAGCAAGAAGAAACTCAAGAAATAAAATTGGCTAAAGAGTCAAATCAATACTTAAGAGAAATAGCTGGATATACAGGTGAAACTGCGAATAAAGATAATTCAGTTGAGGTAATACAATCAGTATTTTAGGAATAAACAATGATAACAATTAATCCACAAAAATTAGTAAAAAACGCATCATCAGCAGGTGAGTTAATCTTTCGTGGTGGATTAGCACTACAAGCAGAACTCGGTGCTCAAAATGTTGAACGATATAGAAAATTCTTAACAACACCACAAGGTAGAACATTTCTTTTACAACAAACAATATTACAAAGTCAAAATCCAAAGCGCGGTACAAGAATTTATAATCCATTAGCACCAGTAATTGCAAAAGGATTAGGACAAGAATTTACTAAAAGGAAACCAAAAAGACACATTGATGTAGAAGGTGGAGTTGGATTCTTCAAAAAATTAATCGGTAGAGGTAAAGAAAGAACTCATTTAGAAAATTCCGTAAGATTTTTTGACAATAAATTAAAAAAACAAGTAGATTTACAAGTTCGTTACGGTGGTAACTTGGGTGAACTAAGAGATTATCCAAATAGAGCAGGTACATTAGGAAAGGAAGTAAAAGACTTTATAAAATTTAGAATTAGAGATGCCGTTAACGGAAGATATATTATCTTTCCAGCATTGTTAAGTGGGATAACGGACAATTCATCAGCAGAAACATCAGCAATTAGTTATATTGGTCGTGCAGATAAAGTTCACATATATGGTGGATACTCAAGAACTATTTCATTTAGTGTTCAAGTAGTGGCACAAAGAGAATCCGACATACCAATCATATGGGAAAAGATAAATTATGCAAAAGGATTAGTATTACCACAATACAAACAATTTTTCAGTAAAACAGGAGTAACCGACAACACAAGACCAGTTGCACCAATATGTTATTTAACATTAGGTGATTTATTTAATGACGCACCAGGATTCTTTACTTCGGTTAATTTAGAAATACCACAAAATAATATGTGGGAATTGAAAAATGGATTACAGGTTCCACATTTATGCACATTAGCATTTGAATTTACCTATATTGGTAAACAGAATCCAACAATGACTTCAATGCAGTATGACAATATATCAGAGTTATTTCCACACAAAGAACTACCAGAAGATAATGCTGAAACACCAAGTAGAAGACAAATAAAACAAGGTCAAAGACAAGCTAGACGAAGTCAATTCCAAGAAGATAAGAAAACTATGTCAGGAAGAGATGCGAGACAATTAAAACGAGCAAGAAGACGAGGTGATAAGCAAACTAGAAAGGCAACAACATAATAATGGCCAACCGATACAATAAATCAAAAATATTCAAAGATGAAAATGGAACACAATACTTAAATCGTATTGAGTATCCATCAATTCCAATCAGAGATGACGATGTTTTTATTCGTGGAGTATTCGGTGAAACCTTTATAAACATCGCACATAGATTTTATAGCAATAAAGACTTTTGGTGGGTAATTGCCAGAGCAAACAATCAAGGTAATTCAATCTACACCATACCAGGAAAAGAATATCGTATTCCACAAAATCTTAACTTAATTCTACAAGAATTAGAACAACTCAATAAATAATGATAAAAAGAAGGCAAATACATCCGCAAGTGCAAAAAGCATTGTATAGGAAAGTTGATGCTTTAAATAGACTTAAATTGACAGATGATAGAGTGGCTGGTGGTATTAATAAAAACGAATCATTTTTTGTTGGGAATGCATTAGAACCACAAGATAATAGTAATCCATTTGAACAACAAATGTATCGTAGTTGTTTTGCAAAAGTAAATGTTGCAGTTCCAGAGAAGATAGCTATCAATAAAGACGAATCAACGATAGTTCACAAACCTATCAGTATATCAAGTTATATGAAACGAGATGAAAATAACATTTTTCAAATAAATGAACCAGTAACATTTCAACAAGGACAGCAAGAATCATCAGATAATCGTTTCAAAGGACACTCAGGTATAACTTCAATCAAAGTAGACCAACAAGAATACTATACGAACAAATATACAATCGGTTGGGTTTGTCCAGACCCCATATTCTTTGAAGAAACATTTGAACGACACTTTTTAAAACTTGGTGCTTATTGTTCAATTGAGTTCGGTTGGGGAATAAATGATAAAGGTATTGAAGTTGAAGATTTATCCATAGAGGAGATGATAAATATATTAGATAATGGTG